ACTAGATGAAAAACGTCATTTCGGGCTGCATCATTTAATGCACCCATCATAGTCTGCGTCGAAATCATAACCAACCCTCTTTCAAATGGGAAGTAGCTTTTTAAGCTACAAGGTTAGCCTACACGAACCAATCGAATACGGAACGGTCTACGTCGTCCTCTTAATGTCTGATTCTTCCTCACTCCAATCTGAAGCATCTTATCCCGGAACTTGATTGCCTCTAAATCAAGCTCATTAGCTTTCATCGGATTCTCTCCGATATGTCTAGCACCGAGGGCGGCCGTTCTGAAAGAGAGAAAGTTATCAGAGCCAATTACTTCTACAAGAGAATCCTCGTCAACAATCTCCGCAAGTAATCGAAGATAGTCAAGGCGAACCATTCTAGGAGTAGTTGCTCCAATAAATAGAACCTTCTGATTCCTCCAGACCCAATTATTCAGTTGTGAGTCTTGAGGAGCATTTGGTTCCCAAGCCTTCTCAGTAATCTTTACATAATCCGCATCTGGAGCACCCTGAGCTTTTTCAAACAGAGTGATTGGATTAATTATGTTATTAGGTAATGGAAGTTCCTTAACTAATGCCGGAACAAGGATATCTTCCACTACCTGCTTTTGAACGCTAACGCCATTAGTGATTAGATAGTCCGATAGTTCATTGTTTGCAATCTTGACGAATGGCAATAAAGCATCGTCATGATAGATTGCATCGCCCGTATCATTTAACAGGCTACGACAAGTACTAAAGATATCACTAATGGCGCTCATGTTATACCTTTGGAGCCGCTGTCTTTGCTACTTGATTAGCAATAGCTCCCGGTGGAACTGATGGTAATCCATTAGCAAATTCAATCTGGTTAGTCTTACAAATCGGGCAGATGATAGCTAATGCGTGCATCTGGGAGTAACAAGCCAGACAACGCTTATCTGAAACATCGCCAACAGAGAACGTCCATTCTTTCGTAACCCCAATAGCCTTAGCAGCGTGTCTCTGTAAATCAGAGATATAACGATGCTGCTTTGATTTGGCCCAATCATCGTCAGCTAATTTGACAAGATGGATGAACCAGTTCTTTTGAAGCATATCGGCATCTTTCAGTTCTTGCCTGAACTGAGCCTTTGCTTCATCCTTATTGTAAGTTCCCTGAACGTAAAAGATACCAGGCTTAGCATCTGGACGATAGTAAAGCTGTCCAGTAAGCCTATCTTCAACGATTGCTCTTGCGATATCCATAGCTGGAATACGCATATCAATCGTATTACCGATTACAGGAACTCGCATCCGGGAAGTTACATTCTCTCCGATGTTTAAGATTGCAATATCTCCTTCAGGAGCAGCATCAACATGGAAAGTAGACGGAATAATCCCCGGCTTAAACTCGTCGATTGGAAACGGACAGATAGAAATAATCGTCGCACCCTGACTATTCATTGGCTACCTCTTTTACTTCGGTTTCGGCTTTGACATTAACAGACGATTCAAACGTAGGCTGCCACTTCGGGTCCTCTTCTTCGAGGATATCTCTGGCAATCTTTACGTCGTTCGCTTCTTTCTTTGCTACAACTTCTGGATAAGTAGCGAGATGTGTTCTCTCAGCTTCTGCCCAGACTTTTAATAAGAACTCAATCGGTGCCCAAGCTAGTGGTAATGGCTGGTCGTTTCTATCTAAGAAAGCGTAAACGAGTTCATAAGAGTAGGGCATATTCAATTCACTATGAATGCCCTTAGTTTCAATATGTTGAATACGCTCTAGAATCCAGCATGGTTTGAGATACCAGTATTTTTTGTGCTCACGAATACCAGTCTTTTTTCCTAAGTATATACCAGCAGGGCTGAAATCTTCGTAAGTCGAATGTCGCTTAATTAACTCTGTTTCCGACCACACTAATTTCCAAACGGGAACTTCATAGACAGTATCATGTCCATGTAACCGAAGGAGTTTAGCGTTGATATCGAAAGCATCCATTTTAGTACCTAACGGGAGGGAGAGTTTTCGCGGATACTCTCCCTCCCCCTCTGAGATTAGAAATTACGCTGCGTGTGGGTGCCACATACCTGACACATTGGAATATGTCAGAGCTAAAGCACGCCCAACAACCGCCGTAAAAGCCAAAGCGATTGGCTTCTGCGTAGGTGTTGCAACTCCGCCGGTCGCACCAGTAAAGGCACCCGTCGGAATGATAATGACAGTTCCTGCAAATCCCGGCCACGGAAGTGACAAGAGATTAATTGCAAGAGCGCCACTCATGGTAGTAATCAATGCAGTCGGAGCAGCATTAGCACCTGCAACCGAAGCAACAACTACTGGATTTTCAATCGACGGCCACTTTAATGGTGTACCCGGTGATTGAAATGCTAAGAAGTCCTGTTCTCCCGGCATCTTTCTCTCCTGATGAAAAGCGTGTATGAAAGGGGGCGATATTCTGCCCCCCGTCAATTACGCAGGAATATAACCCGTCGGCACAGCCAGATTGTAGATATAGGACTGTGCAGCAGGATTATCGGTATAGAGATTCCACGACGCAACGATGTAGAAGATTTGCGACGTAGCAACTCCGCCAGATGGACCGCGCATTTCAAATAAGCGACGACCATCAACCTCATAGAACCCAGCAGGATGTAACTCTGCACGGCCCCATGTTTCCATCTTCATGATGTCAATGCGCTTTTTGTCATGCGAATAGTCCTGCTTGACAGGCGCACCAGCCATCCTGATGTTATCCGAGAAATAAAGATTCAGGGCTTCGTCCTGAGCCTGTTTCTGGATAATAGAAACGAGCTGACCTAAATCTTCATACGCCTGGACCTGACAGGGGTGCATCCGGGCCTGAAGTTTAGTGCGTTCATTGATACCAACCCTATCACCGATAAGGTTAATAGCAAGACGCGGGAATGGAAGTGCAAGTGCAGCACCACCAGCATCAACACCGTTTGCGCGAATTTCCGGCGTAGTTGCACGGTCATATCCAAGCCACAGACCAACAGACGAATTGGAAATGTGATATGGAATACCGAACAAACCAGTCGGAGTGGGACCGTTCAGACCTTCTGGAGTAATAACGTCTCCAGCAACTAAGCCTGCTACTGACGGGAGAACTCGAATAATAGCTGAGTTCACATCGTAGTAGACAATCTTAGAAGGAGTAACGGTTTTCTGCGTTGTCTGTGCAGCGTTGTAGAAGTTAATACGCTGACCAAACCGGAGGAGACGAATTTCGTATCCATCCGTGTTGAGCTTAAGCTCCGTAGTTCCACCGGGGCCGGCTCCAGCAGTAGAAACAACACCGAGAATACCGTTACCAGCAGTATGACACTGATTGTCAGACTGTTTACGGAACTCTGGCATTGCCTTTGCCATTAATTCACGGAAGGTATTGATTACTGCCTTCTTAGAATCGTCGGTTCCCCATTCAGCTTTCTTGGTCCACTGAATACCAATCTTGAAGTGATTAGTATTAATGACACCCTTCTGCCAATCTGGTCCGGAACCAGTACCTAAATCCCCACCATCCGGGTCATAGTAGCCGAAATAGCCACCGGGCCGCAGATTCATGGGAATACGCATATCTCGCTCTGAGATAACTTCGACTGGACGCTTTTCAATTTCTGTATAGAAAAGGTCGTCGAGGTCATATAGAACGGGAACCTTCTTAGTTACCCGTTCCATCTCAGTCGAGATGACTGATGCTGAGTTTACCATGCCCTATTTCCCCTTTTTGAGTGTAATTCTATCTTCCAAAACATCCCTATCGCTAGTTTTGCTTCGGTCGATATCTTTCGCACTCACAGTTCGGTTTTGATGAGTAGACAAATTCGTCGGAATAAGACGCTTCTTTTCCTTCGGAGTCTGTCTACGACCAGTTGCTTCCTCTATAACTTTCTTCTTGGCAATTGGTAAAACAGCTTTGGCGCGTGCTAGGTACGCGGAAATTAATCTAGCTTTCCATTCGCTGCCATACTTAGCCGATTCAGCCTGTTTATATAGGCTGCGGATACTCGCTTGGTATCTCGTGTCGGCCGCTAAGATATTGTTGACTTCCGTCTCGATATCTCTAGCGACATTCTTTCTCTTATACTCGTCGAACTCGAATTGAACAATCGAACCTGTAATCTCCTTGTTGAGTCGGAATCGCAGAGATTCAATTACCGAAGTATTGAATTCTCCACGAATTCTTTCTGCGTGTTCATCTCGTTCTTTCTCAAGACGCTCAACATCAGGAGATTTCTTTTCATCCTTTTTCGGGGCAGTATCTAGCTTCGGGTCATTCCCGATTCCATCACCCTCGAAAAAGAAATCATCTACGTAGAGAGCCGCATTCATTAGATTCTTATTTCCAGCTTTCTTAGCCTGAAGATAAGCCTGCTGAATAGCTCTCTTAATCGGAACCGAAATTACCTCAGAATACAATTCCTTGTTCTGAGAAAGAATAGCCGGCAGGAGAGAATGGGCGAATTTAGTAAAGGACGCCTTATCAGTTGTCTCAACTGCCTTAAGTAATTCTTCTGGCTTTCCATCCAGAATATCCGATTCGAGTTGAGAGAATGACTCGTTTCGAGATTTAGCTTCCTGAGCTTCCTCAATTGAAGGGAATAAAGAAGTATATCTCTGTTCCCTAAAAATGACAGACTTCAGCTCTGGGTGTTTCTTGAATATGTCTGGATTTGTTTTCTTAAGTTCCTGATAAAGGGAAAGCTCGCCAGTCTCGCTATCACTGGTATCGTCCTTGGAATCCTCTCCAGATTCTTCAGAATCATCATCTTCTTCATCAGTCTCGTCGGTATCTTCTGATTCATCGGATTCATCCTTATCTGTCTCATCAGAAGATTCGTCAGTATCTTCGTCGCCTTCTTTACCCGATTCAAAATCAGCAACTTCTCCTTCTGGAGATTCATCCTGATTAAGAATATCTAATTCAGCTTTACCTTCCGGCTTACCTGAATCAAATGTGGGTTTTCCTGAATCTGTTCCTACAACATCATTGGGCATTGGGATTCTCTCCAGACTTTGACTTTTGTTCCGGGCCTTGACCTTCTTCTGGCATTGGAGGCGGAATCATCATTTGATGTGCCTGCCAATGTAACATACAATTCTGATAAGCCGGCGGATTTTCTTTCTTTAATCTCTGACCTCTCGGAGAGTTAAGAATATCCGCTAAGACAGCCATGTGAACTTCATGGTTATCAATTGGCTCAGGCATTACTGACGACTGCATCTGTATTCCTAATTGTGCAGGGTCAACGCCTGGTGGAATTTGAGCGAGAATCTCAGGCGGAGCCATTGGCATTGGCTGACCCTGAGAAAGTTCAATGAATTCTGCGTACTGTTTAGTTCTATCTTCTTCGCCTGGAATGTAAAGGTCGCGAAGGCCAATGCCCTTTTTCATTAACTGAGCATTGTTCGGATTGAACAGAACTTCATTAATCTCCTGAGAACCCATCTGCATAAGATTAGTAAGAACCTGATTAATCTGTTCCCAAGTTACAGGTAACTGGTCAGAGAATTCAGGTTCAGCTCGATTAACTTTACCAATTAATGAAGCTTTCTTAATCTCGATGTTCTTAAAGCCCGCACCTTGCTTCTCAGTAAACTTTTCATCTTCTTCCATCATTACGACGAATTCGGCAGTAGACTTAGTAATTAAGTCACACCAGAACTCTGCAATGACTTTCCAAGTAATGCCAAGACGCTGTAAAGCATTAGCGTTTGATTTTTTGTATTCGTATGCAGTTCCTCCACCACCTTCTAATGACCCGCCATAGATAGATGGGAAAGAGCCAGTTACGAATTGTGCTCTTTGATTGATAGAGGAATCGAATGTTTCAATCTCCTGAGAAAGAGTTGCAGTCTTTGTCTGGAAGAAACCTTCGCCTAATGGTTTAGTTGGGTCAGCACCTTTAGTCTGGGTAATAGAACCCGGCCGCGCCATTGACTTATTATACTGGTCAATGTCGAGAACTTCTGGCTTTACAAATGTTTCAGGAATTCCGTGTTCAACAGTTTGTAATCGTAGTTCATCAATCTCAGCTTGTATATCCTGAGCCGTAGCCAGATTAGTGCCGAGGGGTTCTCCGTGTATAAAAGAAGAAAGAGGATTAATAGAAATAGTCCAGTGGTCATCTAATGCCTCTTGAGTGGCATATTTGATTTCATCATTAATGAAGATAACATAGCATCCATCAGGATACAATGCTAGGAGTTCATTAATCTCTTTTTCCTTACCATCACCTAAGATATGGAATTGCCAAGGTCTAAGCCACAGACATTTAACGGACGCAACATTCTCTGGAGCAGCACCAAAGTAATTAGTAGAATTGCGTGCCCAATCCATTGAGTCTTGATTGGTATACGTACCAATCTTGTTGTCCTTAAAGACTGAACGGATATATCCGACGTTCTGTGAGAAATTGAGGAGCAAGTATCCACAATTGATTTGCTCCTTTGCATAAATAGAAACCTTTACAGAACGTGGGTCAAATACGTCGATTAGAACTCGGCCTTTAGGAGTAGAATCAACTCCATCCTGAACTGTCATCTCAGTCATCATCGGCTGAGAGTTAGGAGGCATTATCTCGCCACAAACAGGACATGGAAGTGGTTCGAGAATTGGTCCGTCTGTTCTTCCATATTCATTATCACAGACTGGACAAGTATTCGAGAATTCAGGTATCTGAACTTTCGCATACTTAGGCTTATGAATCATCCCATACTTGGGGTCAGTCTTGTAATAGTTATAAGCGAATATAGTTCCGTGGTTGAAGAAAACTGTCAAAGCTCTCATGAAAATCATTGGAGCCTTAACGTGTTTCTGAATTAATGAAGATATTTGACTGTGTGTATCTGCTGCCTCGATATCCAGAGGATTTTCAGCGTCGTCAGGGAAAAAGACAACAGAAGGAACAGTAGTAGATAGAGCGGCAATGATAGCTTCAGCGTGCGCCCTATAAACAGCGATAATGCGAGGAGGAATATTAAGCTCGTCGTCAGACTCCAGACTGTCCCAATCAGGAATACGCCAGCCACCTAATCCCCCGCCGAGTCCAGAATCCCAAAAGAGTGCGATGATATTATTAAAGTAATATTCTAGGCGTGCCCACTTCTGAATCATGGCCCAGTAAACACCCTGGTCCTCTAATTCACACTTCCTAAGAATATCAGTTAAGCATCCCTGTAAATCTTCAGAGATAGGTAAATCTGGATTCTCTGGAGTAGCAGAATCAGATTCTAGACCTACAGAATCAACTGGAGGATTAGGAGTAACTGGTGCTTGCTGAAGCATATCTTCCATTATTCACCAGATGCCATTTTCTCTTCTTCGCGTTTACGAACAAGAGACTGCTTTTCTAATTTACTTCTAGTCTCTTTCCAAGTCGGCCGCGTGATTGACCTAAATGGAAGCTCCGGCTTAGCTTCAACAACTTCTTGCTGCTCTAAAAGCAGAGACTTCAAATACCGATTCTCTGATTTCAGTTCATCAAGCCATTCTTTTCTAACGATGCATTCGCGACATTCGAAAGCCGCGCCGACGCGACGAAATAGGTTTCCGGTTTTTTGCCTCAAGATGTTCCAGCTTACGATACAAACTCGTAACATCCAGAGTCCCATTAATCGCATCTTGTACACTTTTAATTCTCTCAATCTCTGCCGCGCCGGTCACTAAGTAATCTCTAATTCCACCTAAGAGAATCTTAATTCCGTCGTAAGGGTCATCCCCATTAAATTCAGCTACGTCCTCAGGATTAGTTACATCGTATATACAATCAGGAATTGCATTGATTAACTTATCGCAACCCTTGAATACTTGTAACTTCGGTATTTCTATTTCAGGTTCTTGAGGCTTATAAGCTCCGACGTATTCTTCGTAAGCCTTAGTTCCTTTATTCCTAAAGAGTAAATCAGCAAACTGTGAATCGAAAGGCTCAAGGTACTTCTTAATATCTTCCTTCGGCCGCCACCGAAGATACTCATGTAAAAGTAACTTACCTTGAACTCTTGCTCTATCTCCTAATCCAGCTCCACATTGAAATCCATTCGCATTCATTGCAGTTTGTAACTGCGCCTGAATCGTTGCCATTTCTCCGCGTTGCTGATTCGCTGAATGACAAATCCTAACTGTTTTAATATCAGGAATCTCCTGACCAGTTAGGTTGATAAAGTCATTAATCCATTCAAGCGTTTTCTTTTGTTTCTCTGCATATTCTCTATAAAGGAATACTCGACCTTTAGGAGATAATGCAGCCCATCCAATCCATGTATACGCTTGAAAGCCCCAATCAAGTCCAACAATTTTCGGCCACCAAGACGGAATATCAAAGGGTTCAATTACGTGTCTGGCGTTTTCAGGTTCATCACTTAATGGCTCAAGTCGCCATTCGGAAAAGACCTGTCCTTGATATGTATACCAATCGCCAAGTAATTTCGCCCTTTTCTCTGCTTCAGGTAATGATTCTAATTGCTGAATGTAAGTCGGATTCGCTTTTAGAATGTGAGGATTATCTGTTATCCTCGCCTGAATAAATATCCTTTTCTGTCCAGTCTTACTATCTACTAATATCTTTCCGCCGTTTTTATTAGGGTCAACGAATCGAGTTCGGAAATAGTTATGACCTACGTTGCCGGGGTTTGTTGCACTTCTAACAACCGCAGGTAAATCGGCAGTTCTGCTGCGGGCACGAGACATGGATAAGTATTCATATTGAAATCCAGTAAAAGAAGTGCTCTCGTCCCAAGCAATGTAATTGTACTGAGCTGTATCGTATTTTCTAACGTCTTGTTCTTTGTCAGCGTGACCGAACTTGATAATAGCACCTGATGGAAACGTCCACTGGCGCTTTGATTCATTATATACTCCGCCGACACTCGGATACCACTCTTTGCTACGTAATATGATTTCAGATTCTAGTTCTGGAAACGTCCGCCGTAAAATTAATCCTTTGAATAGTGGATGTTCATACCATCCATAAATCAAAGGAAGAACTAAGAGTATTTCTGACTTACCAGAACCAGCACTTCCTCCATATAGAGCTTCGAAGATAGTGAAAGGTAGTGAAATGAACTCTTGCTGTTTCTTAGTAGGAGTCCATTCCTTTTCTATCCCTGAAGTTACCTGG